GCAGGTCTTCTGCGGGTTTGGAATGCAACTAAAGGCTACCTTGAAGTAACCGAAGAAGGCTACCTGCTTCAGGGAGAAACAAGTGCATGGATTGAGGAAACAGACGCAGTAGTTGACTTGATCAAAGAAGGACTTCTCGTCGTCGTTGGAGGACAAGAAAGCCCAAGCGTTCAAGAGGCTAGCGAAAATCCAAAAAAAAAGAAGTCATCCACCATCAGCCAATCGCCTACAGAAGTAGAAGATCTTCCTGCTGTGGATGAGCCAGAAAATAAAAAAGAAGCAGAAGAACCAACCAGTCCAAATAATGATGTTTCTGTTGAGACAGTTTAATTAATGTATACTCGTTTTACGGAAATTTCTTCAACTCAAATGGAGGGTGCTAGATGCCCGGCGTAACAATTACAACCGCAGTTCGTACAGGTGCAACCAATCTTGGAACCGCTCCAGCAGCGAGGTTCTTTCTTGTTGGAACATCCGAAAGAGGAGTGAGCACAGCAGCACGAGAAATCACCTCTTTGGAAGATTTTGAAACCAAGTTTGGTGGTCATGTTTCGGGTTCGTACTCTTGGTACTCAATGAAAACCTTCTTTGAAGAAGGTGGAGTTAGCGCATATTTCGCTCGCGTAACAGCCTCTGCTGGTGTTGTCGGAACAAAAGCACTTACCACTTCAACCTCAACTGGTCCTGGCATCACTTTCACTGCGGTTGGTAAGGGTGTTTGGGCTAACAGCCTTGGTTTCAGCGTAACGAACAACACAACATCGTTTGATTTGACTATCACATACGGTTTGGTTGGAGTTTTCTCGGGAACTGGTTACACAAACCTGACTGAGTGCATCACCGCAGTAAACGCAGATGCAACAGCACAACTTTATGTCACAGCCGCACTAACAGCGTCAGCAGTTGCTTCACAACTGTTGGCAACCGCTGCTGCTACATCGCCATCAAACGGTGCTGATGGAACCGTTGCGAAGAGTGATGCAATTGCTGCTTTGGATTTCTTCACAGATGACATGGGATCGGGTGCTGTAGCGGCACCGGGTTTTGCTACTGGCTCAAGCGACTCAGCACTTTATGATGCGCTCAAAACACATGCCGCAACATACAACCGTATTGCTCTTTGTGGTTTTGCTTCCAGCAATACGCTTGCTCAAGCCCGTTCGGCTTCAACTGGCTACACAGGAACAACCTCACACGAATACATGGCTTTCTATCACCCATGGGTTCAGATCCCTGTTGGTTCAACAACCGTAGACATTCCAGCAGAGGCTTATGTAGCCGCTGTTCGTTCACGCACACACAACGCTGTCGGTCCATGGAAGGCTTATGCAGGTGTTGCTTCTGAAGCATCATTTGTTACGGGTCTTGCACTTCCAGTTAGCCGTGCAGAAGCAGACCTAATGGATGCTTCGTATGTGAACCCAATTCGTTTGATCAATGGTCGTGTCCGTATCTACGGTGCACGCTCACACTCAAGCGTTACAGCACAGTGGCGTTTCATCACCGCCCGCGACACGATCAACTACATCGTTACGCAAGCGAACAACCGTCTTGAGGATCTTGTGTTCTCCACCATTGATGGTCGTAGCACGCTTTTCGCAAATATCATCAACTCAATCCAATCAGTTGTTGAACCAATTCGCATCAACGGCGGATTCTATGAAGGCTTTGCAACAGATGGTCGCCGTATTGACTACGGGTACACCATCAAGTGCGATGCTTCAATCAACCCGTTGACTGCTCTTGAAAACGGAACAGTTTCAGCACGACTGGGTGTTCGCGTCTCAAGTATCGGTGACAAGATTGAAGTAGATCTCATCAAGTCAAATCTAACAACTGCTTTGGCATAACGGAGGAATAAATGGCTCGTCCAACATTGTTTAAGAATCTCGCTACACAGCGCCAAATCGTTGGCAAGATCACGCCATCGCAAGGTACTGTTGGTTTGCCGACTTTTCCTGACTATTTCACACAGATCTCTGGTGGCGAAATCACTGCTTCGGTAGAAAAGGTTTACCATGGTGGCGACTTGTTCTCCGAAACACTTTGTGCTCCAATGGAAATTGGTGACATCACCTTGACTGGCTATGTGTCAACTGATCAGGCTTTTATGTCAAAGATTCAGCAATTGCGCCAAGTAGTTGGTCGCGTTCGACATTGATGTCCATGTTTTTGACTGCGATATTGCTGTACCGGGCTCTGACCGCCAGTACACAAAGGCTCTGCTTGTAGGTTTGACTGAGCCAGACGGCGATGCAACCTCGGGTACCCCAGCGACATTCACACTGACTTTCAGTGTTGCTACTGTCTCTGTTGGTAACGCACCAGTTGCCTGATACTCCTAATTTAGGGGTTACATTTCTGCAGCGTTAGGCGTGTTAGTGTTTCGCCTATGACCAACATTCAATTCAGTTCAGACGACGCTTACTCAGAAAAGTCAACGGTAAGTGCTCGTAGCACAACAGATGATCCAAAGAGCGAAGGCAATGTTCTGGAGAGTTTGAAGAAACTCATCCAAGAAAAAGTCCGCCGTGGAGATGTCCACATTCCGATCCCTGAGCGACCTGGTGTAATGATTCGCGTTTCTCCGAACATCACACAGAACCAACTCAAGTCGTGGCGCAAGAATGCTGGCGAAGAGCGCAAGGGTGGTATGGATACTCTGCGTTTCTCAACGAACCTGATTGCTGCTACAACCACGGGGATTCTTGTTAATGACGAAATCGTTACTGATGACAATGGTATTGAACTTACTTTTGCTTCACCAGAAATCATGGCTATGACAAATACCAATCGCCCACATCCTGATTGTGTTTTGGCTTTCTTTGGTCTTGAACCGCATGTTGAATCAGCGGCTGTAGCAATCATTGAAGCAGCAGGATATGGAGACAATGTGGATGCATTGGACCCTACGAAGAGGTCTTCCGAGAGTTAACGGACGATTACCGCATAACTTTGGCGGCAAGGCTTGGAGACCTCTTTAAAACTGATCCGATTCAACTTCTTGACAGTAGTACTGATGAATGGATAATACGCTTAGCGTGTGCTAAAGTTATACAACAGGATAGAGAAAAACAGGAAGCAGAAGCGCGACGCCAACAGGGTCGTTAGTTTGCTGGAGCGCTCATATCCATAACCTTTAACACGGAGATGGATGTATGCCAGCCGAGCGCGTAGTAATTGATATAGAGGTCAACTCTGACATTGCTACCATTGAGGCTACCCGTGAAGCACTTGACAGATTAACTAACGCACAGAGACGCTATAACCGCGAGCGTGATCGTGGTGGCGGAGGTGGTCGCAACCGTGGTAGTCGGGGTGGAAGCAGTAGACCAAGAAAAGGTCGCTATGACGGCTTTGGTGGTCAAGTTTTTGACTTCCGAGGCGACATGGGCAAAGGCATTGCCGCTTACGGGAAACTGTTGGGGCTAGTTAACAAGTTATCCGCTATTGCCCTCCCTGCGATGATGGCTGCTTTAGGTGGAATTGCTTTGGCTTTCAAAGCAGGAACCTATTTCATAAACATGTACAAAGCGGCAATGGCTTCATTGGCGTCAGCGGTAGCCGTCGGCTTTGTCGCGTTAACGACGTTCTTGGCTGCTCAGAAAGAATTTTCTGCTGTACAGAACTCACCCGCATACTCAGAGGGCGCTAATAATACTACTGACCGCATTGTTGCCGCTGGTCAAGCGATGTCCATGTTTACAGATAATGCACGGCTTGCTGTTGTTGGTTCAAAGGGTTTGCAGAGCGCTTTTTCAACTTTGAGCAAAGTCAAACCTGTTGACGGTGCGACACCCGCGGCTTTTGAGGGTTTGATGAATGTTGTTGCAGGTAGCGGTGGCGACCTAGAGAAGGGTGCAGGGAAACTTGCAGAGTTCTTGGCGGCAGTGCAGAAAAAGGGAAGTCTTGCTGGCGGTGCTCAAGCGGCTAAAGATCTGGGTCCTGACTTTGAGAAAATCGTAAAAGAGGCTAGTGCTCTTGGTATCAAAACAAGTGATGAGTTTTTGAAAGCCGCTGCTAGCGGTCAACTTGGGGAAACTTTTGCTACAAAATATGCAGGAACTTTGGACGCTCTTAATAACACCGTTATGGGTCGTTTCAAATCTGCTGTTACCTCAATCAAAGGTTTATTAACCGATCTTGGTGGACAGTATCTTGGCGAAACTGGTGGAGCCATAGCCCGACTGCAACAGATTATTGAAAGTTTTATAATTCGTCTTAATTTTGTTATGCAGTCTTCAAGGAAAAATGGGTGGCTTCCTTGACAAAGTTGAAAAAGGTACAAACGCTTTAATCGTTTTGATGACCAAATATCTTGGTGCTACACCTAACATTTTTCAGTTCTTTAATAGCACGATCACAAGCATAAGAGATGTTTTTGATGGGATGCAGGATTGGATGCGTCAGTTCCGTGAGGCTGGCGAGTTGATCAACGAATATTTCTTCAAACCTATGTTTTCTGCGTTGGGACAAAACTTTACAAGAAGTATGACAGATCTTGCTGAAGTGATTGAATCAAACAAGGACAGCATTACTGGTTTCGCAATACAGATCTCTAAAACGCTTACCGCTATGGGTAAATATGGTGATACTGTCCGCAGGTTGTTTATGGGCGCGATGCCAGTTTTTCAACTTATCTTTAAAATGGTTGAATTGTTTTTTAGAGGTTTAACTGCTTTCGGTAAGGCTGCTTTAACAATCAGTAATGTTTTCAACAAGTTAGGTCCTTTAGGGAAAATCGCAGGAGCGTTAGTCAACGTTGCCGCTCTGTATTCGTTGTTTGCTCTTGCCACAAGGTTCTTTAAGGTTTTCGGAACCATGTTTGGTAAAAATATGAAACAGACTGGAACAATGAATGTTCAGGCTGGTGTCGTGAATGTTGGTGGAAGTCCAATGACTCCCGGCGGAACCCCTACTGCTGGCGGGGGCAGGTTTGCTGGTCGTGGCGGTAGGTTCCTTCAAGGTGTAAGAGGAATGATGCCCGGCATGGGGACAATGCTTGCTAGTGGTGGTTTGATGCTAGGTGGAAGTCTTTTATCGGGTCAAGGAGACAGAGCGGGTGGATATGACTCTGTAGGTGGCAGTGCGCTCAAGAGTGCAGGTTTGGCTGCTCAGGGAACTGGTGGACTGATGATGATGGGTGCTTCCGCATCTTCGGTTGCGGCTCCAGTTGCTATTGGTGCTCTTGCTTATGGCGCTGGTAGTTATATTGGCGGAAAGTTTAACGACGATTCCGTTAAATCTAGGGGTACCGCTGCTCTTGGTGGTGCTGCTGCTGGTGCAGGTATTGGTGCAGGTATTGGTGCGGCTCTTACCGCTTGGGGTGGTCCGCTTGCAGTCGTTGGTGCTGGTGCTGGTGCCGCTATTGGTGCCGTAATCGGTGGAGTGACTGGCTACCTAAAAGCAGGAAAACAACGCAAAGAAACAAGAAAGGCGGCAGAGACTCTTGTAACGGAGTATTCAGATTCAGTCAAATCCGCCATGGAAGGTGGGAATGTTGATGACCTATTAAAAGCCCGCACGAACATGATAGCCGCTAGAAGTAAACTCATTAATGAAAATGGAGACCCGGCATACGCGGCTAAGGCTTTAGAGAAATACAACAAAGAATTTGAAGCATTAAATACAAAGATAAACAACTATTCCGGCGCCGCCAATATTGCCCAAAAATATTTAGGCGTAGGTGCTGAACAATTAAACGCAATGGCAAAAGATAAGGGAATCAACATAGAAGATCAAATGTTGAACTTGCGTGATGTTATTAAGATTCTTGGAAAAGACACGGCGGAGCAAGCAAGGTTAATGAAAGCCGCTTGGGCGAACATTGGGGCTGGTGCTACTGGCGCATCACGAGACTTCTTTACAGACAAGGCAAATGCTCAAGAAACCTCAAAACTTGTTAACTCCACCCAATCAAGGATCCTTGGTGGCGATATTTCCCAGAGCACTATGGATAACTACCTACAGCAGTTGCGTGATTACAATATCGCGGCGTATGGAGATGTTGCAGGTTTGGCTCTTACGGGTTCAACTTTGGAAGAAGAATTAACTACAGGAAGTTTCAAAGATCTCAGTGAAGAGATGAAAACCTATTTGCGCACTACGGCGGGATCTGCTGGTTTGACAGGTACTTCGCTTCTTAAAAATATTAGTGGCACAGATTTGGCTGAACTTTTTGCTGGTAGCAAAGCACTGCTGGATCAGGGTCTTGGATCAAATGCTGATCCAACCAAATTGGATCCAACAAAACTTATGGGCTATATCAGTTCTCAACAAGCATTAAACCCTCAGTTCCTAGCCAACCTAATCAACGCACAACAAGAACTAGACCCAGTTCTCGCTGAACAAAAGACGAGACAGGTGATGTCTACAGGTAGTTCTGCTGGAATGTATGCGCTTGATCCAGAAGAAGCAAGAGTCCGCAGTCGTTACTCGGTAGGAGCAGATGCTGTACCAGCGGCACAAACATCAAATCCTGCTTATGTGAACACAGTGATCAACGCAAGCATTTTGGATAGGAGCACGATTGTGCAAATTGAGGCTGCTATTGCCAAGGCTCTCCGTGAACAAAAAGAACGCGGTGCCAACACAGGAACAACTAGGGAATCGTAATGGCTACATCAGTAACAGTTTGGGTGCGTCTCAAAGATCCGACACCAGAAGCAGACAGAATGCAGTCCGCTATCCCCGGTGCATTACCGTTGATTCTTAGGATGCGTTCTTCTGATGCAACTATTGAGGAAGATTTTGTTTTCCCTTATAGCCCACGAGAAGTTAATATTGGAAAACTATCTGACGAGATGGTTCAGATTGCGCGACCCGGAACTACACCTATTGTTGCTTTTAAATCTCATTCGCTTATGACGGTTGATTTTACTGCCCTAATTGCCCACCCCGGTGATGGTCTGATTCAGAGCGTTGACAGCGAACTTTTTGCTTTGCGTCGGATGGGTTCAAGTAGCGACAAAGTTTTCCAATTACTTAACTACGATATTTTTACAAACTCTCCTTTCACTTTCAGGAATATGAGCACCGAACGGTTGAATGGCTTGTTTTTCTC